AGTGCGCAACGGCAACGCCGGCAGAGGGCAGGCGTGGTGACAAGACCTACGTGGCTGGGCTAGACTGGGCATTGTCCTACGACTTCACCGTGCTGACCATCATCGACGCCAACACAAGGGAGCTAGTCTACATCGACCGTTACAACGGCGTGGACTACTCCATGCAGAGGCAGCGCATCAAGGCGGCGTGCGACCGCTTCAACGTGGCGGGCGTGATTGCCGAAGCGAACGCAATGGGCAAGCCGAACAATGACGAACTGCGCAGGATGGGTCTACCCGTGCGGGACTTCACCACGACGAACGCCACAAAAGCCGACATCATCGAATCACTCGCGGCGGCGTTTGAGCAGGGCAACATCCGCATCCTGAACGACGCCACGTTAATAGCCGAGTTGCAGGCGTATGAAGTGCAACGATTGCAAAGCGGCATGGTGCGCTACAGTGCGCCCGATTCTATGCACGACGATTGTGTTATGAGTCTGGCGCTGAGTTGGCACGGAGCGACGGCTGCGCAACGAAAACGGGCAAGGGCAAAGGAATACTGAGCATGATTGACATTATGGCATTGTCGCCGGTGCAACTTGAGCGTTTTATCCACATGCAGGGGATTGTTGACCGCCAAGCGAATGAGGCGGCAAAAGTTCGTGCGCTGCGTGACTACTACAAGGGCGAACATCCGATCATGCTGACCAAGCGCCAACAGGAGTACCTGGGCGCACTGGTAGAGGATACGGAATTTACCTTTGCGCACAACCTGGTGCGTGCCATCGTGGACACGTTGCGGGAACGTCTTGATGTGAGCGGTTTCACGGTGAACGATGACACCGCCGCCGATGCAACCATGCAGGACAATCCGCAACCATCGGCGCAACTTGCAGCGATGTTCTGGCAGTGGTGGAAGTCAAGCCGCACGGATGCTGCACAGATTACGCTGTATCGGCGTGCGCTTAGGGATGGCAAGGCTTACGTGATTGTCGATTGGGACGCTGCGCAGAATCGACCAAAGTTCATCGTTCATCGTGTCGATGCTGGCGACCTGCAACCGGGCATCATGCTACACCGTGACCCGGAAGATGCTGACAATGTGCTGCATGCCAGTCGCTACTTCTACACGTTCGACCCGCTCAATCCTGGCGAAACTGGCAAGCAACGCAAAACGATTTACCTGCCAGGCGAAATCAGGAAATACATCATGAGCAAAACGGGCAACTGGGAACCATTCCAGGATGTTGGCGATCCAACGTGGCCGCTGCCCTGGGTTGACTCGACAGGTGCGCCGCTTGGCATTCCAGTGATTGAGTTTGCCAACCCTGGCGGCAGTGAGATTGAGCAGATTATCGGGCTACAGAACGCACTGAACAAAACGTGGCTTGACCTGATAGCGGCTGCCGACACGAACGGCTTTCCGGTGGTTGCAATCGAGTATTCTGGCGACAGTGCATTTGGCGCTGTGCAGCAGGACGATGCCGACATTGAAGGTGATGACGAGTTTCGCATCAGTCCGGGGCGTGCGATTGAGGTAGACAATGGCACTGTCAAGCGGATTGACGCATCCAACCTGCAACCGATGATTGAAACCATGTGGACGATTGTCCAGGCTGTTGCCGGCGTCTCACGCACGCCAGCGTATTACCTGCGTCCCGTGGGCGGCGGCGACGTGCCAAGCGGTGAGGCTCTCAAGCAACTTGAGAGCGGACTAGTCAAGCGTGCGCAAGAGCGCCAGCTAACGTTCGGGCAGGCGTGGGAGGATGCCTTTACGATGGCCTACCAACTGGCGAAAACGTTCGGCTCCGGCGTGCCAGAAGTTGACCCGCTGATGATCCAAACCGTGTGGACTGACGCCAACGTGCGCAATGAGTTAGCCCAGGCGCAAATCGGGCAAATGTACCAGGCTCTTGGCGTGCCGGATAACACCATCTGGCAACAGGTGTTGGGCTTCACGCCAACGGACATCGCAGGTTGGAAGGCAGACAAGCGGCGTGATGAGGCGGTGAAGATCGCCAACGTGTCTGAGGCATTGCGGCGTGCAGGGCTACAGGCGCAACGACCGGCAGATACAACGCAGAACGGGAATCAGGGAGGGAATAATGAGCGAACCGGTAACACTGTACCGTGATGGCGACGAAGTGATCGTGACCGCACCATCGGAAGTGCGGCGCATGTTGGCTGATGGTTGGAGTCTGACGGATGACTACGTGCCATTTGCTTTCCGTGAGCAGGAACCGGAACCAGAGCAAGTGCCGGATGTTGTGCCGGTGAAACGTGGGCGACCACGAAAGGCGAAACAATGAAATACTCATTTGAAACCGAAGATGGCTACATCGCTGACATTTTGCATGGACTCGCTGTGTTTTTGGGCAATCCAGCAGACGCCAATCCTGCGTTATTCGTCAATGCAATGACGAATTTGTTGTCATACATCGCCAACCCAGAGGCATTTGCGGCTTATGCAACTCTGCACAACCTGACCAAAAGTCAGTGGCGTTCGTGGGCTCTATTGCGTGATCAGTGCCGTATGCTGGCAAATGCAATCGATGATAATTTGAATCTGCCAAAGGTTTAGTCGTGAACCAGCTACTAGCCGCACTTGTGCAACTTGGCATCATCGACAACCAAACCGCACAGCGCATCAATCGCAACCTGTCACCAGACGAAGCGCAGGCGTGGGCAGAGACTACGCTGTTGCAGGCGTTCACCGGCGGACTCGACGCACAGCGTTACAGGCTCTTGGAGTTGGTTGACGCCGGGAACGGTAGACCGACAGCACGCCAACTTGCTGAGTTCTGGCGACGGGAGGATGCCGCATTCTTTCGCAGCATCGAACCGGCATTGTACGAAATTGCGCAAGAGCGGGCGATTGTAAGCATTGTAAGCGGCGGCGCTGTTGACATGTGGGAAGCGGTCAATGAGGCAGTCATCAACTGGGTTGAGGACTACTACACCAACATTGACATAGAGGCGCTTGGCAGCATTCCGAATCTGAACGACTTTTCACGCACCGAGTTTGGGCGCATCTTCAACCTGTGGCAGCGTGGCGAGTTGGAAACAGCAGGTTACGCCGAGGGGCTTCCGCAACTGATACGGGCCATTGAACCAACGTTCGGCGCTGTACGGGCTGAGCGCATCGCCGTGACGGAATCGACTCGCATCTATTACGAGTCAACGTATCAGGCGGCAAACGCTAATCCGTACATCGTTGCGCTACGTTGGGCGACAGCGGCAGATGAAATCGTATGTCCCATCTGTGGGCCAAATCATACAGTCACCGTACCAAAGGCACAACGGGTCTGGCCGAACGGCGCATCGATTCCGGCGCATCCAAACTGCCGGTGCAGGGCAATCGAGGAAACAAGCGCAACGTTGGAGACGCCATTGCCACGTGAGGAGCGCTATCAGTGGAATGCCGAAACCTATGCGCAGTATCAGCAGGCGCAACGGGACGCACGGCGACAAACGAACGTGGTTGATACGCTAGTGGGGGCAGCATGACAACGGTCATCATCCAGGTTGAGTCACGCCAAGTCATCGGCTACTTGCAGCAGGCTCCGCTACGCATCAATCGGGCAATGCGGGCGGCGATGGAAGATGCAACGGTGCTCATTCACCGCCAGATGCAGACGTACCCGCCGCAACGTGCCGGTAGCACGTACAAGCGCACCAACACGCTACGGGCGTCATGGTTTCGGCGTATCAGCGGACAAGGGAATGAGATTACTGGCGAGGTTGTCAGCAGTGGCAACACAGCGCCATACAATCGACTGGTGCAAGACCAGACGCAGCAAGCATCCATCCACAGAGGCAGATGGAGCAATACCGCTCAGGAAGTGCAACGGCGCACGACGCCGACGATTCAGCGCTACTTTGACAGGCGGCTTCGGGAGGAATTCGGCAGGTGACGACATGGGCGAGCGGGCGAACCTGTTTCACAAACTGATATTGCGACTCTTGAGTCTAGCGCCAGGGGTGTACAACTTGGTGCTTGTCATTGACGAGTCGGGCGTAAAGTGGAGCGTGCAGAACGTGGGCAAGCTGGAAGGATAGACAAATGTCTATCGTTCGGTGTCAATCTTTTGCGCTACAATGGTGTCAACCAACGTTTGCAAAACAGGAGTTGATACCGTGAAAGCAAAAGCGATCTTCGTTTTTATCATCCTCTCATTCCTCACCCTCTTGTCTGCTGAGAGTGCGGTAGCGTCGCCAGATTCTACCGCACTCAGCGAACGTCAACGCTACATCGTGGATGCCGCCCTGCGTGGGCCTGACGCCGTGGTCGTGGAAGTGTACGGCAATGGCGATTACGTGGTGACGCTGAGTCTGGTAGGGCAGACCAAAACGGAAATGTCCTACGGCGTGCGGCATGGAGTGACGACTGTACCGAGTGGGGAATTGTTCGTCGTCAGCGTGGCGGCAATCGACGGCGGCGCACGGTGTCGCATCTACGACCGCTCGGCTAAAGTGCTGGCTCAGTTGGACGGTGGAAACGCAGTGACGTGCAGTTGGAGCAACAGGTGACAGGCGGCGATAGTCAGATTGATTAGACTATTGAAACTGTAAGCATAATGTGCTAAACTGAGACAGCTACATAATTCATAGCGCAACCACATAACGCACGGCAGGACATCATACCTGCTATGGCGGCGTGAAACAGTGACACACGGCGCATCTCGGAGAAATCCGGGGGTGCGCCTTTTTTATTTCCACACGTCAACCGGACGGCAAAAGCGGGGAGCAAATGACAGACGAAACCAACGCCAACGAAACACAGGCAGCGCCAGACCAGCCTACGGCGGGCGACACTCAGCCGGTAGCGGCGCAAGCAGAACGCACATTCACACAAGCGGACGTTGACCGCATCATTACGGAGCGGCTGAACAAAGAGAAGGCGAAAGCCGAATCAATGGCAGCCAAAGCACGTGAAGATGCGGAGCGCAAGGCGGCAGAGGAACAGGGCAAATTCCGTGAACTCTACGAGGCGGCACAGAAGCGCATCGCAGACACGGAAGCACGCCTGAAAGCGGCAGAGATTGCCAGCATCAAGCGGGAAGTTGCCGGGAAGCTCAACATGCCGCAAGCACTCGCAAACCGGTTGCAGGGTGAAACGCTGGAAGAAATCGAGGCGGATGCAAAGGAGCTTATGGCAGCGCTGCCGAAGCCGGCCGCACCGAACATCAACAGCGGAACCGGCAACGGGGCAGCGCCAACTGGCGTGGGGATGAGCGAAGCAGAGAAGAAAGAACTTGCTGCACGGTTGGGCGTTGACTGGCGCTATCTACCCTAATCATCTGGAGGTAACACAATGGCTTTTGGGCGAAATACCACAGCCGAACTAATCAAGCCGCTCGATGGGGCTGTTGTTCGGCGTTTCACCGCTGGCGCTACCATCGCAGCGGGTGAGATTGTCGCTTTGATGGCGGATGGCTACGTTGACCCGGCAAACACAACAGACTTTACGGCGGCTTGCGTGGTTGGCATTGCGATCAAGGCGGCTGTTTCTGGTCAGCGGGTTGACGTTGTGACGCACGGCGCTGTCGTTTGCTTGCTCGACGCCACGCCGGGCAGTCTTATCTACGCCAGCGACACGGCGGGCGAACCGTCGGAATCCGTAGGGACGAAAGATGTACTCGTGGGGATTGCAGAATCCGCTACGGTGCTCTTTGTGCGTCCTGAGTTCATCGACCGCAGTTAAGGGAGGATACAACTATGTCACTTGGGCCGCGTGACACTACGTCACTGGTTATGCTGAGCGGTTGGGATGCGACCGAACTGCGCAAGTACGAATTGCAGGACGGCACCTCATTCGCTTCTGTCGTTTTGACGCTGAACCGCGCATTGACCGCTGTTTCTGGCGAACTGTACAACGACCCGATCTGGTCTGCGCTGGTGTCCTACACTGACCAGCCTGACCTGGAATACCGGGTTGGTACGTCGAACGGCATGGAATTGTTCACTGAGTACGGGCGACCTGACCCCAAGCGTGCTGACACGCAGGGGCACATGTTGCCGCTCAAGGCGTTTGATCGTGCGTTGGGCTGGACGTGGGATTATCTGCGCAAGGCTCGCATGATGCAGATCGAGGCGGACATTCAGGATGCCGTGAAGGATGTCCGGGACAAATACCGTGTCGAGTTGCTGACTCGCTTGCTGAAGCGTGGCGATGACAGCGGCGCTGCGAACGGGCTAGGCACGTCGGGCTATTCGCCTGGCTTTGCCACGACCGCCGCATCCACCGATGTCGACTTCACGCCGCCCGCTTACGGTGGCAACACGTTTACTAGCACGCATGAGCACTATGTTCCGATTGCCGGCGGTGTGTTCACGGCGGCGGTGTTCCAGGATGCGAAAGCCGAGTTACTGGAGCATGGGCATCTGCCGCCATACGAGTTCATCATCGGCATCAGCGACCAGACGACCGTAGAAGGTCTGACCGGGTTCGTACCGACTGCACGCAACCTTGTCACCTATGGCAGCACGCAAGACCTGGCTTCGTTTGGTCCAACCTACCTGACCAACGGAGCTTACGCCATCGGCACGATTCACGATTGCAAAATCTGGGTCGTCCCTGGCGTGCCTCAGTACTACGGCTTTGCGTGGAAGTCGTACGGCGCTAACTCGCAGCGCAATCCTCTGCGTATCCGTGTGCAGAAGGGTGCGCCGCCACGCCCGACGATTCAGGCGTTCCCAGACCCGCGCTCTGGTGCGGGTGCGGTGTATCCGTTGCAGTATATGATGTTCTTCACTGAGTTCGGCGTGGGTGTTGCCGACCGGACGAATGGCACGACCCGCTACGTCAACAACGCAGTCTGGGCTGATGGCACTGCCAGCTAGGAGGCATGATGCGTAACCTAATGACTTCGGTCATCGTCGCAACCGTGCTGATTCTGGCTCTGGTTGTCGGCGTGAATGCTCAGGCGGTGGCAACCAACTTCACGTGGGTTGTCACCAAACTGCTGACCGTGACGGATACGGCGACGTTCACGAGCGGCGTCAACGTGGCGGGCGGCACATCATCCACTACGCTCAGCGTGTCCAGCGATGCGTCATTTGGCGCTGACATTGCCATCGCACCCCGCACGGCAATCAGTGTTTCCGATGGCGGCATCATCACGCCAACCGGCACATTGCAGATGTTGGAATCCGGCGGCAATGTCACGGCGACATTAGCGGCAGGTCAATCCGGCCAGCACTTGACGCTGATCAACACGGCGAATACGACGATTCTGATTCAGGACACGACCGGGCAGATTTTCGGCGGTGACGTGAGTCTAGCGCAATGGGATACCGCCTCATTCGTGTTCTACGGTGCGTCGTGGATTCAGACCGGCGAGAGCAACAACTAACATGGCCTACGGTAGCGTTGCAGGCGTGTCTGCTCTGGTTCCAGTGGCAGGCACGCTCGGCACAACGAGCACGCCAACAAGCGCACAGGTTACGGAGTGGTTGGCACAGGGCAGCGCGCGGATTGACCGGGCGTTGTCTTCTGCTGGCTACTCCATTCCTGTTGTCAGTACTGCAACAGTTCACGCCGAACTAACCGCGCTGGCAAACCTGTACGGCGCTGCACATGTGATCATGGCCAGAGGATTGGATAGCGCCAACGGCGAGGCAGAGAACAGAAGCGACGTGATGCTGGAGCGGTTCAACGCCGAACTCACTAGCATTGCATCCTCAGACCTGTCATCGCTTGGCGTGTCCAGTGTGGCAACCACAGGCGTCAACGCTGGCAGGCGTCGAGTGCGAACGCTGCAACTGCGCAGGATCGACGGTTACGCCGACCTGGACAC